TTGACAAGCGCCGTTCCCAATAGCTTTTCCAGATATCCTGTGGCGCTTTTGATAAAACCCTCAATATCCGGATCATCAGAAGTGAAACCCACCGCACCTACGTGCCGTTTGGCTTCATCTAGCGTCACAGGCCGCACACCCGTGACGCCGACACGAACTGGCGCAAGCTGCATATCACTTGCTCTTGTTCTTAGGTGCAGCTGGCTCTGCCTTATTCTGAGCGGCATCACCTTCTGACTTTTGTTCATTTGACGTCACAGCAGGCTCGCCAGAAGCTTTCGTCACGGTAATATCTTCCGCCGATGTTGCCGCAAGCGCTTCTGTCTGGACCGCGCCCGCCTTTTTGGCGTCATTGGTTTGATCGCCAGCCGTACCATCGCTGCCATCTGAATTTGCGCTAGCCGAGCCCGATGGTGCAGATTTGTCGCCGCCATTCGTCCCATCCTGCGACTGGTCAATTGGGGCTGCACTGGAGGATTTTTCGTCCGAGATAGGGCGAAGCACGCCATTACGGACAAGCTGCTTGACGGTGAGTTCGTCCGCATCACGGGTATCACCTTCCTTGTAAAACTTGTCACCGATATGCTCACGAAGAACGTCGAATTTCATGGTCTTTCTCCTTCGGTTCAGGAAACGGGCGGATTGCGCCGCCCGTCGATCTGAGCCGATCAAGATCAGCCGCCACCGCCAGATGCTGGTGTTACGTTGCCGTAAATAAAGCCTTCAGGACGGTAGACTGCGAGCGCCAGGCGCTCCTCACCAAGGATCGTCACCTTGTTGCGAACGAAGTCATCATTCTGGAATCCGACTTCGATACGGCTGGTCCATTGGTCGAAGATCTGAGCGCCAAGTTTGAATGCGCCGGTTAGGAACTTGCCAACCGAGATTGCCTGCGTTTCGACCACCGGAAGGTTCCACAGCGTCGGATTGAGCGACCCTTGCGGATTGCCGATGACGTATCGACCTTCGGTATCTTTGAGCAGCTCGATAGATGCCCAATCGATAGGGTGAAGGACGTGGCCAGTTGCGGGATACTCTGCCAGAGCCGCCTGCAACATGGCGATGCGCAGAACATCAATACCCGTGACCGGTACTGGAGAGGTCAATCCGGCAGGGACAGCGTAAGCCGTGGCCTGTGGAATGATACCTTCCAGATTTTCACCGGTACCGTCACCGTTGAGGATCTGATTTTCTTCGACCAGTTTTAAGCCGTAGATCAGACGCTCATCGATCAGCGAGCGCACCTGAGAGAAATCGCTCAGGATCTGCTTTGATGCACGGAACCAATGAGCAATAACCTTCGTGGAGATGTTCTTATCCGTAAGCTTCAGATCAGACTGAGGCTTAAGGCCACCTTCAGCGACAGGTGCTGCATTGTTGGTGAAACCGGTTTCCTGAACGTACAGGATGTTCGGGCTATCCGTCTGACCAGGCGAAAGCAGATCGCGAACAGTGAGCTTGCGCTGAGGCAGAGCGAGAACGCCCGGCAGGCGGTTCGGAGCGATGGCAGCACCAACGTTACCCGCAGCATCGGCAGTACCAGAGGTGATGTCAGCCTTAATCATGAGGCTGGCAGATGCACCACTACGCGGTGCCGCCTTCATCGCTTCCAGCTCTTCCAGATCCACAAACTGCTGACCCAGAGTTCGCTGCTGCTGCTCGCCAGAACCGTTGCGCGCTGCTTTCTGCTCGATGTCATCAAGGCGCGCCTTGATTTCATTCATACCGGAAAGAGCTTCGTCAGCCTTTTCCTTCAGGCCCTGACTGATATCGCCGGTTTTCTTGGCTTCGCTGAGCGCCTGCTCTGCCAACTCTTTGACTTTGTCGTGCTTGTCAGCAAAGCTCTTTTTCAGGTCTGCGGCGAGTTCTTCAACACCGGCAGACGCGCCAGCGCCAGCGGTTGCCATCATGAAACTGCCTGCTACGCCGTGATCAACGCCGAACAAAACGGCGACGGAGGCGAGCGCAAGGCATGCGAAAATACCGAGCACAAAGACCCGGTTAAAGGTGAACGTTTTCATGGAATGTCTCCGTGAGGAATAAACTTGAGCCTTAGTCGCGCATCAATGCACGAATGAGATCGGCCCTCGGATCTGCCTTTTCGCCCTCTGGCTCGCCCAGAACGGCTTTCGCATAACCAACAGAGGCAATCTGTGTGGCTAGGCTATTGGGAACCCCTACCTCGCGTAGGATGCCCTCAAATTCTTTGATCGGCATGGGATCGCCGTCGCGCAAGCGTCGGACAAATTCTTCCATGCGGTCAGATTTCACAGTCTCAATCAGGGAGCGCTTGTTTGCCGGGTTGTTCACCACAGACACTTCAACCAGCCTGATCTTTTTGAGAATCGTAACGCCGGGGCGCTTTTCGTCTGGCTCAGAACCACCCGCAGGAATGGAGTATCCGATGGATAATCCCCTCACCCGCTTCTTTTTCATCGCGTTGTGAATCCGGAAACCGAACTCGTCTTCGATATCGATCTGGCCTTTGGCTAACAGGCCTTTACCGTCCTCAGCCATTTCCAGCCAATCGCCAATCGGCAACGACCGGGAATCATGCCCGAAATACATCATCGGCATGGTGCCTGATCGGTGATGTTCGACCAGAGTTTCGGCAAAAGCACCCGGCGCTACGATATCGCCGTAGCTGTCCGGAGATCCACCAAACGTGCTGGCATAACCTTCGAAGCTGCCATCATCAGACAGCCCTTTCACCTGAAGGGCGAAATCTTTGGTTTTCATAACGATCAATCCTCAAGTGGCGGACCACCGTTGTGGCCGATCAAATCGTTTTCGGTTTCGGTGATTGGCACGTTCTGCATCTGGATGCGGGGAACGTCGCCACCTTCGACTGGAGGAAGGTTTTCAAGCCTGCGCACTTCATTGATCGTCATCGCGCCGATGGCGGTCATGACCTGATAAAATGCAGAGCGCCCCTTACTATCCCCACGAAGCAAGCCTTCCTGATTGAATTCAATCGCGATGCCCGCCGCCCGATCAGCTGGCGTGAGAAGCTGCTTTTCCAGAGCCTGCTCAATTCGTTTGAAGCGACGCCGCAAAGTGAACTTCTGGAAGCCCAATGTCTGGCTTTCGATGCCGGTGCCGAAACTGGTTGCCTTGGTTGTATGCCCGACCATGTGTGGCGGAACGCCGAAGAACCGGCAAATCTCCTCAACTGAGAAAGTCCTGCTTTCCAGCATCTGGGCATCTTCTGGCGATATCGTCAGTTGTTCCCATGCGGTATCGCCCTCAAGAATGAGCGGCTTGCCAGAGTTTCCCGTTCCCATTTTGGCGGCAAGTTCGTTTTCGGCGATCTTGCGTTGCTCAGGCGAAAGCCACGGCTTGAACTTCAGTACGCCGGTAGGTCGCAGACCATTCCGGAACATCTCTGATGCAGATCGTTCCGCAGATGTCGCCAATCCGAATGAATTGCGCGCAAAGCGCAGCGTCGACATGCCACCGAGAGGATTACCACCGAAGCCGCGAATATGAAGCATATCGCGATCGCTGGAGATGTAGCTCTTTCCTTCTGAACTCCAGCTGTATTGCAGCTCACCGGAAGGCAATCTGCGAACCTGCATATGTGCTGGATTGACGGGGTTGAGGGATACAATCTTGCCATTCAATCTTACTATCTGGGCAAAACCATTGCCGCGAAGCTCAATCGATGCAGCGATGAAATCCCAGAAATCCAACGCTGACTGATCATAGTTTGGGCTAGCGTGCAGAAGACGGTAAAGCGGATGGTCCTTTGCAACCTCGCGGTTTCCTTCCGCATTTGTGCGATAAACCACTAAGGGCAGCGATGAGATCGTGCCGGATATCAGGTTGACGCAAGCCCAGACCGCAGAAAGTGAAAGTGCGCTTGTATCAGTGACGATCTCACCCGAAGCGGAAAGTCCGCTATGTCGAAGATCTTCAAGCGAGGTGTTACGCTTGATTGGCAAGAGCCTGGACACGCCGTCGAACATTTTTTGTAATACGTTCACCCTGCACCTGCCAAGCTATTGAAGTAATCATTCATACCGGTGCCGGTCGCTTCCGGGTTCCAACTCATGAGGATTGCCGCGCACAACATCGCGATATACGGATCGATTTTGGCGCGGCCCGCCGCCTGCTTGGTGGCAAGGTTGCCGTTGCCGTTAACTTCGATTTTGACGTTTCCGACACACCAATTCATGAAAGTGCTACCGTCATGGCTTAGCGTGTCGTCGCTCAGCTTATGCTCTAGCCCCCAGATTGCAGGCGAAAGAGCAGCACCTTGCCGCAATCGGCGAAACATCAAATCGACAATTCCCCGCTGCGCGAGCGCATCAACCAAGGCAGCAATGTTGTTCGGGTCTGCACCGACGCCATCTTTTTCCGGCAAAAGACCAGCACTCATCAGCTTGGCGGCAATATCTGCGATCTTGTTAAGATATTCGGATACCTCACATATCGTGAGCGTACCCTCTTCCACGAAGTCATTGAGATGCGACGCGATATCCTTGCGTGTTTCCAGAACCTTCGGGTGGGCATAGCC